GTACCTATACCTGCACCAACAGCAGATTGCCATTCACCCGTTAGACCATATGCCGCCGCACCAGCACCCAAAGCACCAATCGCCCTACCCATTCCACCAATAGGTGAAACCATTGCTCTTCCTGCTCTTCCCCAAGTCATAGGAACAAAAGGTTGACCACTAACAGAAGGAACAGGAGCGAACCTGCCAGCCGCAGTTCTCCAAGCTCCTCCTTTCCACGTTATATTTTGAAGTTCTGGAACTCTACCAAATATCCTTGCTCTCATAAATCCTGGTAGAAGACCTGTCAATCCTAACATACCAATACGTGATGCAATACCTGGAGCAATGATACTAATACCTGCTGCCTCTACATCCCTCGGTGTTGCAAATGCTCCAGCTTGAATAGCTCTCATAGCCGCTGGTGAGTGCGCAACAGCCGCAGGAGCGATACCGCCGAAACGTCCTAACATAGACCCAATTCTTGGACCTACTCCCAACCATCCCATAGCAAGAGAGATGCCCTTAAGTGCTCCTAAAGTTCCTACCAGGAACATAATAGCTCTTCCAAGATTCCACACAATATCTGGTGCAGTTGAAAGCCTATCAAACACATTAGTAAGCCCTTGCAGTACCCCTGTCAAATCCTCAATAGCCCCTGTTTGCTGACCGAGAACAAATAATGCTTTATTCTGAGCCGCTGTAAACTTATCAAATGTATTAGTCAAGGTCTCAACGATTTTTTCGTTAGCGTCCATCGCTTGACCTTGAGCCTCCATACTGATATTTGAAACCCGCATTGCCGCATCCCAGTTATTTAGCAAAGCCAAGAACTGAGCATAACGCCTCTGACCAGCACCAGCTGCTTTAGCAATCTCCAACCAGACAGCCTCATCCAAAACTCCAGCCGTCTTCATAGCTGAAAGCTGAGTCATAACTTCCCAAAAGCTTCGAACTTCGCCTGTAGTGTTTCTAACAGCAACACCATACTTCTGTAGAAGGTTAATTGAGCTTGGGTTATATAGGGTTGACATAATAGCCCTGATAGCATTACCTACCTGAACAGGACCCAAAGTAACAGTTTCACTCAAAGCCGCAATCAAACCATTAATCTGGTCAATAGTAAGACCAGCCGCTCTACCAGCATCCGCCATAATAGCAAAACCTTGTGATAGGTCATTAACAGATACAGCCGCATTTTTAGCCACAGCTACCCACTTATCGAGTAAGTCAGTACCTCTATCAAGGGTTAAACCTGTCTGTCTCAAAGAACCAACCAATATGTCGATAGACTGACCGTACTGCATACCAGTAATATTAGCAAGAGCGGATGCAGACTCCAACAAACTAATAGCAGTTGCCGTCCTTTTTGCACCATTACCAAGGTCAGCAGTGGCACGCAATGCTAAATCCATACCTGTTAATGTTTCCTGAATAGGCATACCAAACCTGATGGCTACATCAGCTACTTGCATAAAGTATTGCTGTAGCTTTGAACCAAGAGCTTCCGTTGTGATACTAATCCTTGCAAGAGTTACTTCAAAGTCTCTCCAAATCTGAATAGTCTCACTGAACTTACGAATAGCTCCATAAACAGCCATAATGGCTAACTGCCAAATAAGAACCTTTCTAGTAGCATTGTCAAACGTTCTACCAAAATTCTCAAGCGTAATTCTACCACGTCCAGTAGCATCGGCAAATGTTGCCGCTGTCCTAGACGCATTCGCCATAGCCATATCATATTGCTGTAATGCTTTTGTAGATTCGTTAATCTTTTGAGCATCAAAAGCCGCTTTTGTAGTTGGAATTCCTAATGCCATATTTCTATCTCTCTATTTCATCTTCATTTACAGGAAGACTAAATTCTATCTGCTTTTTACCATCAGAGAATACTCTATCGAACCACTCATCAAGTTCAGAGGGTTTATCCCATATCGACCTAGGTGGTCGTTTATCCTCTGGAAGTTCTAAGTATGAATCAATCTGCATTCTCCTTTTAATGACATAATTTATTGAATGGGGGTACTCTGATACTGATAATCCACGTAAGCTCTTGTGGAGAGGGTATTTAAGCTCCTTGACAATGCGCCACACCCCCACAAACGCATTGTCCTCTGCTAGTTTTTTAACTCTTCACCTGTAAGTTCAAGATTAACGTACGCCTTCAACAATTGATTTTTCAACTGAGGAGCACACTCCTCAAATTCTTCATAAGAATCAAAAGCAGGTTGAATAAACTTAGCATCATTAAATGTTCCTTTATAGACCTGATATTCCCTAAACACTCTAGTAAACTCTTCAACACACTTCATATTTATGACAGAGCGAGTATACATCTCACGAATCTTGTTTATATCCTCAATCTTATCTAGTTCCGCTCTCCTCTCTTCTGCCCTCTTCTCAATAAAATCAGATATAAACTTGGCACGTTCGTTTCTTATTTCTTCTAACTTGGTCTCGTAATCTTCTTGTTGTTCTAGTGTTGGATTATCAGGAAGCTCTGGCGGACTCTTTTCAGGAACTTGAAGCAAGGCTTCATCCCTATAGTCTGGAAGTTCACCAAAGCTAATCCCCATTATTAACTCGTCCCTTGTCAATGAATCTATATCCAAGAAATTTGACTTGTGCTCCTCCGAATTGGGGTCTCTTAGCTTTATCCTTAATTCTTTGCTTCTTCTAAGTGCAACGCTTTTTGCTTCCTGAAAATCAGCATCACTAACCAACCTCACGTAAACGGTTGCTAAAACGTTATCACCTTCCGTTATATCTACTTTCTTATGCCAACGAAATAATTTAGAAAGCTTGCCCATTATACTCACCTCTCCTATTCCTTTTTCTTTCTATTTCCTTCTTTAAATTACAATTAGCATACCTTTCCTTATCTGGCATTTTACTACCTCAAAAAATAAAGGGAAGCCCACGACAACTGCAAAATCATCGAAGACTCCCCTAATAATTTTGGTGCGTACACCAAATTCCCTTATATCTTCTAATATCCTATTATATCAAACAATACTATGATGGAACTGCACCGCTATATACGATACACTGAGCATCGTTAGACATAAATGAGAAGGTTTGAGTTAGCTGTCCACCAACATTTGCTGTAGTACCATCTGAAGTGATTCTCATTGCAGGAATTCTAACAGTCTTTTGAATTGTTGTATTGTCAGTAGGGTCTTTCAACTGAACCTCAAGAGCTAGTGTTCTTTCCTCATACTCGCCTACACCATACTCACCATATCCGTCACCATCATTTATGCTACCAGTCGTTAGTAATGAAACAATTTCATTATCTGTATCTAATACTGTAATATCACCACTAATATCAGGTGGGTCAACCACATAACCAACCACTGAAGTATTACCCATCTCCAAAACTTTAGTATTGGGAAATGTACCTCTGATTGTTACGTTCTGAACCCTATACATACGTTCGACGCCAATCGTCACAGGAATGTTCTTACCACGAATAGCCGCTGGAACTGTGGCATGACTAATATCACTCCACGCCAATACACCACTTTGAGTGTGATATACTGCAAGAGCATAACTACTACCACCACCACTAACAGTTAATGTTGTACCTGCAACACTGTAATCAGTTCCCTCCTCCTTCCAGTCACCATCAATAATACAGCTAAGTAGCTTATTTCCGTTCTTAAGGGTATTTGGTTCATAGCTTAGAGTTAACTCACCACTAGTAAGGTATCCAGAGTCAACAACAACATCGTTTGCAAGGTATCTCTTCTCACTGCCAGCACAACTGTACTCCTCTGTACTCTCACCATCTACTGAGTAAGTAAATGTAAAATCAGTAATCCTCATATACTTTGCGTGGATGCACTTCAGCATCTCAGCAACACTTGCTTCCTTGACATAACCAATCAAGTCAACAAACCCAAGATTACTAACATCTACACCAGTTACGGGGTAATCATCAGGGTCATAACCAGTTAACACTGCAAATATTCTGTGAGACACATCAAATGCTTGGAATGTTGCAGTAACTTCAGGAATATCTGTAGCAATTCCTGCGTGCTGTGAGTTACCTAGTTCATTAATAGTCGTGTTAGGTAGATTTGAAGGTATATCTAACCTCTGAACACGATGTGCGTAGAAATCGGCATAGGGTCCTACTATCCTTAATTTTACCTCTTTATAAGGTACTGCCACTCTCTTAGGCATCTCTTACACCTCTTTAGTCATAGTATCTCGAACTATGTACTAACCTATCTCTTAAATCCTTGTTAACCAATTTACCAAAAACCACGAGTAAAATCCGCTCCTTTTAAAATCCGAATACTTTTTCATCCTATCCATAAGAGATTATTTATTCCAGTTCGAGACAAAATATCCAATCCAGTCCGACACTCCATACCAACCCTTTTCCTTACCATTCCTTAACTCGCTTGAGTTGACACGGTTTCAAAACTAACCGTAGTCCTCCAATACTTAATCTTAGCGTACAAATTAAACGCATAAGTAGGTCGTATTGTCCGATTCTCTGGATTCATATACTCTATAATTCTCAAATCTGTACCAGCAATGCTCTTTCCAGTCTCTTTTCTATACCCCTCAGAAAAATCTTTTATGGGTATAGCCTTATCTAATGCTTGAAAAATTTTATCAGCTAAATCATCCCTTTGAACATCGCTTTGAGCGAAAATATCTATAGACCAAGTACGTCTAAACCAACTAGCACCTAATTCACCACCCTCATCAGAAATCATACTAGATTCTATAGCAACGGTGGGAAGCGTAAGCGTTCCTTCTTCAATCTCATTATACGGATACCCATCAACAATTCGAACAACATCTCCTATAGTAGTTGAACCGTCAACAACAATATCTTTAATAAAGAAATATACGCTCAAATCCTCATTGTGAAACTTTCCTGTAACCATACCCCTACCCTATAATAATATCAAAGTTGTAATTATTGCAATAAGAACAGTAAAACAAGCACCAACAACTTTCCACCCAAACTTTCTAACTTCATTCATAAGATTAT